AGGTGTTACGAGAAGTGGGGTAAAGAGCAGACTGACAGAGCTATTGAGAAGTTGAGTAACTACAAGGCAGCGAAGGGTCGTCGCTACAAGAGTGATTACGCTGCGCTAAACCAATGGGTTTGGCGCGCGATTGAGGCGGTGCCGCTCGCTGAGCAGTCCACCGGAGCTGAAAACCTCGTGTTCGACGAGGAGCGGCAGGTGTACCGGAGGGCGCACGCATGAAACGCGAGAGCCTCACCAACCTGGACTATGAGCGCGCGGTACTCGCAACCGTCATGCTTGACAACCGACAGATAGACGAGCTGCGCATCGAGGAGACGCTTTTTACCCGGCAGTCACACCGGGAGATTTGGCGAGCGATGCAAGAGGTTATCCATGACGGCGGTGTCGCTGGATACATGACTGTCGCAAACTATGTACCGAAACACCGACAGGAGATAGAGCGCATCCAAGGGCAGGAGACGTGGGGTGTGGGGCACATCGTATCGGAGCTGTGGGAGCTGCGCACACTGCGTGGACTGCACCAGCTCTCGCGGGAGATTAGCGAGCGGGTCACCGACAGCGACGCGCAAAGCATCCTCAGCGAGATTGATAGCCGGACGCTCGCACTGTCAGAGCACGCGGCCGAGCACTATGCTCACATTGCACAGGCGACAGAGACCGCAACCGAGGAGATTGAGGCTGCATATCATCGCTCCGGGGAGTTGTCCGGCGCACCGACCGGGCTCAGCTCGCTCGACAACATGCTCGATGGGCTCCAAGACTCAGAAATGTCGGTGATAGGCGCGCGGCCTGGCACCGGCAAAACAGCGGTGGCGTTGCAGATGTCCAAAGCGATGAGCGCAGGCGACTACCGTGTCGGGTTTTTCTCCGCGGAGATGGCCGGGCCGACATTGGCGCGGCGGCTGCTATCGCAGGAGAGCGGTATCGAGGGGAGCAAGCTGCGTAAGGGATTCTTGCGTAACAGCGATTTTACCCATCTGGTAAACGCTGCCGGCAGAATCCGCGGCTACAACATCTGGATAGACGACACCCCGAATATCTCAATCGGGCAACTCATAGCGAGCGCGCGGCAGATGCGTCGCCACGAGAAGGTCAACGCAATAATGATTGACTACATGGGGCTCGTCCGACATGAGCGCTCCGACATACCGCGATGGGAGCAGTACGTGGACATATCGCGGCGGCTGAAAGGGCTCGCTCGGGAGTTGGATTGCCCGGTTGTCGTGCTGGTGCAGCTCACCCGGGACGCTGAGGGCAAACGCCCGTCACTCTCCCACATTAGGGACGCGGGCAGTATTGAGCAGGACTCAGACGTGGTGATGTTTCTCCACCCGGAGGGGGCGCTCAAAACGTCATCCGGTGGCGAGAGCGATACGCACACGCGCGTTGAGCTGATACTCGCGAAACAGCGCAACGGTCCGGTGGGATCTGTACCGTGCGTGTTCGATCGTGCACGGATGCAGTTCTACGAGGTGTCCGATTGATTCAGGCAACGCCGGCCGAGACGCGACAGATGCTACGCGACAGGGGTAGCCTACTGCCGAGCGATGCTGACCTGGAGGATTGCTACGCTGACGCCACACTCGGCGCTGCGTATTGGATGTGGGGAGAGAACGTGTTTTACGAGATCGAACGAAATGTTAACGGACTACTGGCGGTGTTTCGTGAGGTCCAGAAGGAGGAGACGGTATGAGTAACGAGAAGCTGCGGCGGTACATCGCACAAAAGCCGCTTGTATCTGTAGAACAGACGAGCAGCACAGAGTTGAAGCAGTGTCGGGAAGTGTACCTCGCCACCGACGTAGACCCCATCCTCGCTGATCAGAACGTACTTATCGACAACCAAGAGCAAGACCTGAAAGCGGACGGAAAGGAACTTGCCGAACGTGACCGCACGATAGCGCGGCTGCGGGAGTATGTGGAGCACAAACGAGACTGCCGCAAAACATGGGCGAGTCAACGCGGCGGCCCAAATTACGCGAGACGGCAAATGTGCACGTGCGGTCTCGAACGACTATTAGCTGATATACAGGAGGCAGGCAATGAAGGGTGACGAACGCTACGATATAAACGTTGCGGCACTAGCGGGACACACACCCGGGCCGTGGACGGATGAATACAGCCTGATCGTCACCGCAGATGAAAAACACGTTATCGCAAGCGGAGTAGAGTGGGACGAGGGCGGTGCCCGTGGTATTGATGCCCCGCTGATAGCCGCAGCTCCCGATCTCCTCGCCGCCTACCAATTCCAAGCCCGGCGCATCAAGGAGCTGGAGGCTGAGAACAAGCAGCTTGAGAGGGCTTTAGGGATAGCTAATAGCCGTGCCGCCCTCAAAGGAGAAACCAATGAACCAGGATGAGCGAGTAGAGTATGTCCGCGAACAGAGAAAGCGGCTCCAGGATATTACGAATGGCGATGTTGATGCGTTGATTGCCGCCTACGACGAACTCGCCCAATCCAGCCTCGACTACTGCAATACCTGCGGCTGGCGAACCTACGAGCCCGGTGTGGGCTGCGTCCGCTGTGAATACTGGCGCATACGTGAAGAGCGCTCCGAGCAAGCAGAGCAGCACAGCGACGAACTGACTATCGCCCACATGATGGGCGCTGCGAACTGCAACGACCGCATTCGAGAGGCTGTTCGTGAAGCGAAGCGGGAGGCATACCGGGAGATAGCTGAAGCACTACGGAATGATGCGAGCACGATCCGGGAAGGCCACCCGCGCAAAGCGAGCGGAGTTATGCGGGCTGCCACTCTTACCGAAGGATTCTTCCCACAAGGGGTTGGCGGTTTCACACCCGAGAGCGAAGGAGAGGACGATGGCAGGAATCGGTAGCCATACCGCACCCAATCAGGAAGCTCGAATAAGACTTCGAGACTCAGGTATTAAGGGCGCACTTGTCGAAATGTGGCGCGACTCCCTCACCGCGCCGGAGGAGGAAACCGATGGAAGCTGAACTGAAGCCGTGTCCGTTTTGCGGTGGTAAGCCAAAAATCGCACTAACAGATCCACCGCGGCCTCATTGGTACGTGATGTGCAGAACCTGTAAGGCGCGAGTCGGCGGTAATAGTGAACGGAAAGCACGGCACAACTGGAACCGCCGCACCCAGCCCACCGATAGCGGCTGGATTCGCGTAGAGGAGCGGTTGCCGGAAGTCGTTGTGCAAAACGGTGAGTGCAATATGGTGCTCGTATATGACCGGATACCCGCTGAATGCACCGGCCCGATGCATGTGGCAAACACGGCGTGGGTCAACAAACACCCCGAACACATCAGCCACTGGATGCCGCTACCGGAACCGCCGGACAGCGAAGCACAGCCCACCGACAGCGTGTGTGAGTGGCGGCTTGAAGATGATGAGCGCGACATATGGGAAACGTCATGTGGGCAGCTCTGGCAATTTACCTGTGACGGGCCGCGTGAACATGGCATGGAGTTTTGCCCGTTTGCCGGTTGTGGCAGACGCATAACGATCAAGGAGAGCGAGTAATGAATGGAAATACGATCTATGTCAACAGCGACGACCATGCAATACAACAGCCAGAAGACACAATCAGCGTAGACGGAATAGAAGGCGTTCGCATTCAACTCGATGAACCGACAGACATTGAGGACATCTATCAATTTTGCTTGCGCGTAGCACGAGAGATGAAACCAAAGACATTGCGTTCCGGAGACCTTGTAGCGGACATAATGCCGATTGTACCGATCAATGAGGACAAGCATGGAACTCACGAGTAAGCAGAAGGTACAGGCGTTACAAGAGGTGGCCGAGCAGTACGATCCCGATTCGGTCCCTGGGCGAGTATTGCGAGATGAGATCAAAAAGCTCGACCCACCCATTCCCGACATTGAGCCGGGGCATGTGTGGTACCGGAGTAAGCTATTTAATCCGCATGGCAGGTTTCGAGCGGGGCTGCTAACGCAAGACAACACGCTCGTTCTGGACAACGGTGCGCCAGATAGCGCGCTCCATGAATACGAAATCCGCCCCGTCCGCGCTACCGGGCCGGTGGGATATTGTAATTGGCAGCGAACGAGCGATGTCTTGATGTATGTTCCATGCGAAGAAGACGAATTGGAGTACGAAACAGATCCAAAAGACTTTCGCTATTGCCCCTACTGTAGGAGCTCTATCCGCCTCCTCCCGCGAGAAAGGAGCACGAGATGAATAGAGACGTCGATAAACAGATACTGCGAGCTGTTATGAGGAAGGCAGACGATGGGGACAGCATGACGCAGACGCCTTACGATATGGTCGTTCTCGCCGACTACATCCACGAGCTCCACGAACGGCTGCGGGAGGCGCGACCCCACATCGATTACATAGGGCAGCATGTGGACCTGTTTCGCCGCATCGACGCCACCCTCGCCAAGCTACCGGAGGAGTATCGATAGCGCACCTATTACGTAACGGGAGGAGAACGTGACGTGTCCACACTGCGGCGACCGCGTCCGCGTCAATGGCAGCCGAAACATCTCGCCGACCATCGTACTCCGCTACCGCCAGTGCCGACGCTGCGGCCACCGGTGGGTCACAACAGAGGTACTCACCGACACGGAAAGTCCATATATGGACAACTCGCCCGCTCAGAAGCGCTAATCACATAGCCAACACCCGTTTACACCGCTACCATTGGCGTAGATGGGTGAGAAGTCGATAGGCAGGCCGACGGTCTATACCGAAGAGCTCGCGGCGCAAATATGCGACCGGCTCGCACATGGCGAGAGTCTGCGGTCCATCTGCGACGACGGGGACATGCCTCACCGCCAGACCATATTTAACTGGCTCCGTAGCAACCAGAGTTTTTTCGACCAATACGCGCACGCAAGAGAGATAGCCGCCGACATTGCGTTCGACGAGATGCAGGAGATCGCCGATAACGCGACGCCTGTTGATGTCCAGGTGGCGAAGCTCCGCGTTGACACGTTGAAATGGCGCCTCGCCCGGCAGAGCCCGAAGAAGTATGGCGAGCGACAGAAACTAGAACACGTCGGTCAAGACGACGGCCCCATCCAGCAATCAGTGTTCGTCGCGCCCGACCAATACGCAAATGCAGAGGAGTGGCAGAAGCATGCCGGAAGTGGCAGAGCGGACTAGAATCGGTCCGCAGCACGGCCCACAGGCAGATCTCCTCTCGGCGCCGTTTCAGGAGATATTTTTCGGCGGCGCTCGCGGTGGCGGAAAGAGCTATGGGATACTCCTCGACTGGCTCGCTCACTACTTCCGCTACGGCGCACAGGCAAAAGGCGTCCTGTTTCGGCGCACCATGCCGGAGCTTGAGGACATGCAAGAGAAGGCCGAGGCACTGATGCCCGGTTTTGGATTCGAGTACCGCGTCCAGGGCAAGAGCTGGATTCACCCGTGCGGCGCGCGGCTCAAAATGCGGTATCTCGAACGCGACAAAGACGCGCAGCGCTACCAGGGCCATGCCTACAACTGGATGGGATT